ACAAGACATATTAAGACATTTAAAGATAGATAAAGATTTCAGTTTATCAAATGCAATAAAATACCTTATGAGATACGGTAAAAAGAATGGTAAGAATAAAATGGATTTATATAAAGCAATACACTATATTGTATTGTTAATTAATAGTGAAGAAAATGAAAAAGAAAACTAAAAAACTTATATTAGAATTATTAGATTTTTGGCCAATGACAATAGTTGTGCCAATAATGATTATTTTAATTTTAACAGCAAATATATGGTAAGTAATAAGATTATATACAAAAAAATGAATTTTTACTATGATGTAAATGATATGAATATATCTATTCACGGTACAGACTGGAAACCAGTAGAGTTTTTAAGTAATGAAGACCAAAGAGAAGAAGTAAAACAACATATATTAAAAAAAGATTTAACACAAAGAATAGGAGGCGAAAAGTATATGAAACTAGTAAAACCAGAACCAGAAGATTCAATTATAGATACAATGCTACAATTGGAAAACGAAATGGCAATAGGAAAATAATATGGACGGAAACGGAATGATATTGTTAATCCTGTTTATAATTTCAATGGGATGTTTAGTTTATATGATAGTACTATCAAATGAAATGAGTACAATAATTGATAGACTATTAGGTAGAACTAAAAGACTAATGAATAGAATAAACAAGATAACAGATGAAAAAGATGAATAATCCCGCTATAGCAGACTATCAAAGCAGTTGGAAAAGCTCACCAGCACCCTTGCTAGAGCGTTGGAAATGCAGGAAAACGAGTAAAATAGAGCATAATTTAGGGATTGACATTTAGCACGTTTTATGTTAATATTAATACAATTGAGAAAGGAATATACATTATGAGTACAGTAATATACAATAAAGACAACATCTATAAAGAGTTTAATGACGCAAAATTAAAAGACATTGAACTATCAGACAAGAAAACACAAGAAGAAAAAGAGAACGATATACATACAAACAGATTGCAGTTTTGTAAAGACCATAAAGAACTGAACGAGAAAGACCCAGGTTTATATGACGTAGATATTAAGTGGGACAGTTTAATAACTGCTTATTCTTCTGAAAGTCCAAGAGACCATTTCTATCAATCAGTATTCGGCAGAACATATGCTGAACAAATGAGTTTTGAAACTTCTGAATCAGAAAAAGATGATGACGGAGGAGAAGATTCATATTATAGAAGTAGAAGAAAGAATAGAAGTTATAAAAGATAATATGCCAAAGTTTAAAGAAATTTTTGACCCACAGCAAACCGTTTGTGATGATTTTCACGAATGGGTAAGAATAGAAACAGAAAAAGTTAATGATCCAGTAATGGTTCAGATGACAATTTTGGGTCAAACATTAAAAATTATGAAGTCAGTAATGCCTAGTGCAGACTATGACGGAATAATGGAAACGGTTTATAAATCAAAAGATAGAATTGAACCGTTTAAAAAAACGAGTATACATTAATAAGGAGAATATAATGAAAACTTTGATGTCTATACTAGTATTAATTATACTGTCAACGTCTGTTAATGCAGGACCTGTTGAAGATAAGATTAATGCAGTAAATACGTGGTTTGCTAATGAGAAGCAATCTACTGTAGATTTCCAAAAAGTAAAATGGCAAGAAGGTAAAGACCAAATTGCTAGTACTATTGCGAAATTTAAAAAAATGTTTAACTGGAACTAATTTATGAACGGAGATTTTGTTTGTACAAGTGCCAATGATGGCACACATTATTTCAGACCTGTAACTGCTAGAGCACATACGCTTTGGCAGGACAAAGGTTTTAATAAGTTAGTAATTGATAACAATGAAGACTATTACATAGTTAAGAGTGTTGATAGTCAGAAAATATGTAATGAGATACGCAAGAATAATATGGATTTTACTAGTTAGTGTATTACTAACAAATTGTGCTAACAGGTCACATATGGGTGCCGTGTTAGGTGCAGGAACAGGAACAGCAGTATGTTTAGAGTACATAGGAGATAATCCTTATTTGATTGCTACGTGTGCTGTAGGCACAGCATTTGCAGGTGCAGAACTTTTATATAAAGGTGATAAAGATGTACATAATGCTGTATTTGTAGACCATTTAAATACAAGTCCAAATGGTGCTTCATATACAAATTGGTATAATGAAAAAACAGGAAATAGTGGCATAATTCATATAACAAAATCATATCTAGTTGGTCCTATTAAATGTAAAGATTATGACCATACAGTAGATATAACGTCAGGATGGCCAATGATTGGTGTTGGTAGAGTTAATAGAGAAATTAAGTTTGGAACTGCTTGTCAGTTGCCAGATGGAAGATGGATAGAGAAACCGTAATGTTAGATCCGAAATATAAAGTAATAATGTATGCTACTTTAATAATGATTACTGTACTATTATGTATGGAAGTTGCTTGGGGTTGTGTTGATTGTGATTTAAATAAAAAAGTATTTAAGAAAACTGAACTTGTATTAAGTAATGAAGTACAGAAAAAGAGTTTAACCGAAGGTAAAATTTTATATAACAATGTTAGAGAAGTTAAAAATGATACTGAACAATATTGTTTTGTTAAAATAGTTATTAAAGAAAAAGACGGAGTGGTATCTAAAGAAGAAGAGTTGTACTGCTCGGATGGAAGAAAAGGAATTGACACCCCTAGTTATTGGGAGTTGTTTGCACAGTTTTACTACCGTGATATTGCTACACCAGAGTATTGTAGATATTATAGTCGTAAGAACCACGCTTTTAAATCGTACGGAAAAGTGTGTTTAAATGAGTACGGAGAATGGAAGGTAAAATAATGATTAAAAATATAATCATAATTGCTCTCCTATTAGTTATTGTATATGGAGTAAGTGCTACAGAAATTGTGGGTTATGCTCAATCTAGCATTGACTTATTGCAAGAACTGTTATATAATGTACAAAGGAGTGTGAAAAACTAATGAACAAATACATTAAGATTTTATCAGTTGCTGTCTTTGGTCTATTGTTGACTAATTGTGCAGGCAGTTATAAAATCAAAAGTGAAAAAGGAAAAGTAGTTAATACTGTTCCAAAATGGTATATGGCCGATTTTTCTGAAACCAAAGCGTGTGATACGCCTAGATTTGGTGAAGGAAAAGAAAAGGAATGTATCTTTGGAGTTGGTACTAGCGTTTCACCAGACTTAAATCTCGCAATTGAGAAAGCCAAAATGATAGCGAAAGCTGAAATGGCGGACATTATCAAAGGGGAGATGAATAAAGAGTCAAAACAATTTATTACTGAAATTGGAAAATCAAACAGTAAGACAGTTGTTAGTGAAGTAGAATCTGTATTGGTCAATATTATTAAAGATACACCAGTTAGAGGATATGAGATTTTTGCTCAAGACGTAACCTTAACAAAGAACGGTTACTATAGAGCTTGGATCGGCTTGAGATTGCCATTAGGTGAATATAATAAAATGTTCAACTATACAATAGAACAAGCAACAGACGCTTATAACTTAAAGTATCACGCTAACAAATCATTTGAAAATCTTATGAAAAAGGATGACAATGATAAAGAAGTTAGCAATTAAAGATATCACAGTATATACGAAACAAAATTGTGTATACTGTGTGAAGGCAAAGTCCCTTCTAAAGGGACTTGGTCTAACTTATACAGAAAAGAAATTAGAAGAATTTAAGTCAGTTGACGAAATGATTAAGGACATTGGTAAGAAGGTAAGAGCAATGCCTCAAATCAAGATTGATGGAGAACTAGTCGGTGGATATAATCAACTTATAGAATATTTTAATAATAAAGGTGTAGTGAATTTTAAAGGTGAGATTGTCCGTGATTAATGATAAAGATAAGAAAAAGGGTAAATTAATTTTATTTCCCGAAAACAGAATTAAAAAAAGAATTACAAAACCACAAGAATCCCCATTTACAAAACGATTAAAAGAGCAACAAACTAGAGAGTTTATTGAACATAGTGTAGATGAAATTGGATTTGATTTATTAAGAAAATTTAATGAAATGGGATTAAAGACTTCAAAACAATCATTTACTAAAGACCTTGCGTTAGTTATTGATTGTATAAGAGGTTTAATTTATAGAGATTTTGATATAGCACACGCTGCTCAAGTGATGGCAAATAAAATGGTAATGATAAAATTTAATAGAATGGGTAAAGCATCCGCTGCCAGGATAGATTATTCAGATTTTTTAAAAGCAAAACCAAATAAACAAAGAAATATTTTTAATAAAGAATTTAAAGAAGAGTTAAATGATTTACAAGATGGATCAGATATGTTTGAGTCTGATATGGATTTGAACGGTGATGATGATAAGAAATAGTTTAATGATATTAGCAATATTAATTTTAATTGGTTGTACATCAAAACCAAAATCTGAACTGAATGCAATGGAGAAATTTTTTGATTGTATTGGTAGTGGTAATTGTGAAGCATTTAAAAAGAATTCCGTAGAGGAATAGTCCTATGCAGACTTTAAAAAGCAAAAATAAAGGAGGAAGAAACATTATGTTTTTTTCAAAAAGTAAAGTTGCAGTTGCAACGCAAGGCAGAAAAAGACTGTCTAAAACTCAAAAAGTATTAAACTTATTTGAGAAAGGTGAACCAGTTTCTTGGAAACATTTAAGAAACAGATATGACCTAATATCACCAAGAGCGATGGTTGACAAACTACGTTCAAAAGGTCATATGATTTATATTAATAAATCATCTTCAGGTACATCTTATAGATTGGGTACTCCTACAAAAGCTATTATAGCTGCTGGGATACAAAAACTATACGGTACTGAATACGCTTATAGTGCGTAATAGAATCGTAACCAATACGATTGATGTAGGCGACTCTAGGGTCGCCTATATTTTTATATACAATGAAAACAACAGATTTAACACCAGTAGAAATTCATAATAACATCTATTACAAAAGGGATGATTATTATACTCCATATGGTAAAGACAATGTTAATGGAGGAAAAACAAGACAAGCAATTTGTTTGTTTAGAGAATTAAAAGATGAAATTAAAAACAAGTATAATGGTGGAGTAGTTACAGGTTCATCTGTTAATAGTCCACAAGCACCTATCATAGCGGCAGTTGCTAAAGACTTTGGTTTTAAATGTGTCATAGGTGTAGGTGGTACAACACCTAAAACAATAGACACCCACCATATGATAAGATTATCAAGACACTATGGTGCTGATATTGAAAACGTTGCAGGTCACGGATATACAGTTGCAATAGATAGTGGATTAAAAAAGAAAGTAATATCTAAAAAAGGTTATATGTTAATCAAGTTTGGTAATAGTGCTGCTACGAATCCTGAATCAATATTTGATAGTGTTGCTAATCAAGTTAAAAATATACCTGACGAGTTAGATAATATAGTAATTGCAGTTGGTAGTGGTATACAGTTTGCAGGTATAGTAAAAGGTATAGAGAAGTTTAAGAAAAAGGTAAAAAGAATTATAGGGGTCACCTTTGTTGACCGTAGTAAAAAGATTAATGAGTATTTAAATCAATTTAGTAATCTTGAATTAGGGTTTAAGAACTTTCAAGATTATGAAATGTACAAAACACCATATCCATATTCAAAACCCATATGGGAAAATGTTGGTAATGGTTTTATTGACGATATATACGAAGGTAAAGCACATAAATGGATGAGAGAGAATATAGATACTACAAAAGAAAAGACGCTATTTTGGAGTATAGGGAGAAGATTGACAGCGGAACAAGTAGATAAGTTATATAAATAGATATATGATTAATATTAGAAATTGGAGTATAAAATGGCAGAAGAAGCAAAACAACATCCATCATTAATAAGTAAGTCTTCAATGCAAGCAATGGCAGCTACGGCTGGTTCAGGTGACTTGCTATTTTCAGAAGTCTTAACTAGAGTAAATAACGCAAAAGATAAATCTAAAAAGTTGACGGTCTTAAAACAATATGACCATCCATCTTTAAGGATGCTTTTAAAAGGATCATTTGATCCTAGTATTGAGTGGGAGTTACCAGACGGTACACCTCCTTATATGGAAAATCCAGCACCGAAAGGTACTGAACATACAACACTTAAAACTGAAGCAAAACGTTTGTGGCATTTTATTAAAGGCGCAGACAATAAAACTACAAAAACTCAAAAAGAAACTATGTTTATCCAAATGTTAGAAGGATTACATATGGACGAAGCGAGATTATTGCTTAGTGTAAAGAATAAAGAATTACATAGAGCATATAAAGGGTTAAGCGACTCTGTAGTAAAAGAAGCGTTTAGATGGAACGAATTGTATCAAAAAGAAGAACAAAAAAAGAACATATAGTCAAAAAGACTTGGTTTTACTTGATTTTAAGTGCTTGACTTTCCTTATGGTTTTGTGTATAATAGATACATATAAACAATAAATATAGAAAGAGAGAATATATTATGAAAAAAGTGATGTTTATTATACTATTGAATTTAGTATTATGGTTTGGACTAACTAGTCTATCCAATAGTGCTAATGCAAATGATTATAATAAAGCAGTTATAGCACACGTTATCAAGGAAAACCTTGACGGCAACGGTGTAGATACTACTGCTTTAATGGAGGCAGAACTACATAGGATAGTATACGCTATGATAAATGAGTTTAGTGGCGTTATACAAAAACACCTACCAAATATACTAGATAGTCTTGCTAGTGAAATCAGACAAAAAAATGATAAAGAGTTTAAGTGTGCTCTTTTAAAAGGTACAGATTATGAGTGTAATTGAAAATATAGTTAACACTTTAAATTGGATATATCAATATATTCCTAAAGAGTTAGTAATAATAATTCTTGGGAGTTTGATAACGTTTATTTTTTTAGAAATAGGAGATAGAAGAAGAAAAAGACAATGGCAAAGAGAAAACGAAATAAACAAACCAAAAGGCAGAAAGTCAAAAAAAGATTAAAGATGAAATTGGCCGAAGTGAAAAATCGTAAGTATAAAACTACCTACACAGATATTAAAAAGTTTTTTAAACTTATTAATAAACACGTATTTGATAGTAAACTATCTCCGTTTAATGATATTAAAATTAAACAAATAAAGGATAGAGAATATCCTAGAGTATGGGGTCAAGTTGTAATTAATGACCAAGAAAGAAAAGGAACTAGAAATTTTATATTAGAAA